TGGTGCACCGTGTATTGTTGGCTTGTCATATTTGAGCCATGCGTACCGATCGCAACGCCATGCTCGACCCTGTGGTTCTGGGAAGTAATCCAAAATACATTGCAGACCAAGATCGTTGGCATTGGCAACAAGTTTGTCAATAAAGACCAGCGCTTCTTTACGGCCTGCTTTTGGGTTCTTTTCGCTTTTGCGATACGACAGGTCAACAGCTCTACCAGTCGCGTGAACCGACAATGAGCCTGGCTTGCCGCGCATGTCACGTTGACCCCAAGAACCGTTATTCCAAAGCGCGCCATTAGATGCAGCGATGGCTTGCTTTATCCATTCGTTCATGCCGGCACGTGGTGCTGGAGATGCGCCGTCCGCGTTGCCTATGTAGTCCCTAGCGTTAGGGACGCCTGGCTTAGCCTTCGCTATTGACACGCCCGAAGCCTGCGTCTTTAGGGTTTACCCAACGAAGCAATGGTGGGATAATTGCTGCGATTGCGCCTTTGCCAAAGTCACGTGGGTCGGTGGTGCCTGTTGAGTACACGGCGATAAGCGCGCCAACTACTGATCGTAGGTAACTGGCGAGCATTGCTTTGTCTTTAGCCTTCATCACGACCGTCCTTTGATTTGTTCTTCAATCCGTTGGATGCCAGCAAGCCTATAAGACCGCCAGAGAGAGTCATGAGCATTGGGTTAAGCACCGAAAATGCTTCTGCGTCGTTTGGTGCCTGTTCAAGCGGTTGAGTAACAAATAGCAAGCCATACAGCAACGTAAAAATTGAGCCAACGAACGCGCATGTCAGACCGATCCCGACGACAAGGATGAGTCGTGCTTTGATTTCGTCGTTGGTGTATCTAGCCACAGCGACCACCACCAACTTGAAGCTCTGTGGTAAGTGTGATCGCTTGGTTCTTTGTCCGAATGCAGTTCATTCGAGTTCTGTCAGCACATCCAGCACATCCCCACAAAACGACTGCGATGAGCATGCCGTAGCCGATGAGGTAACGCCATCGCATCAGGCGTCTGGAATGTAAGGGTTATTTGCTAATTCAGTTGCTTTTGCCATTGTTGCTGCTTCTGTTGGTTGAAGTGCTGGGTCATCCATCCATTCAAGGCAGTAGTAGCCGTCACCTGGCTCGTTGTATTTCCACGTTGTTCCTGGTGCAAGTTCTCTTGTTGCGTTGCCGATTTGTGCGTTAATTGCTGCTTTTGTCGCCATTATGCAACCTTCTCAATCTGAATTGATGCGTACACTTCGTCCCCACCAAAAACAACTGGCAAGCCAAGCCCAAAAGTCGCAAATGTTGTGCTGACGCGGTTTTGTAATTCAATGTTTTTTGTGGCAGCCAAAGTGAAATATCCTTGAACAGTTCCCGTCATTACTTGACTTGCAGATGAGCGAGAGTTGTTACTCATTCCGTAAATAATTGTTGTGCCGTCGCTTGTGTTTTGCAACCTGAATTGGCTTTCATCTGTTCGGTAGTTAGGTGCAAAAACAGTCACCGAATAAGTTCCAGCAGGCAAACTAATAACGCTTGATGTAAGAGTGCACCCCGTAATCCCGTTCGTGACGGTTGTGTTCAGTACACGCTTAAACCACGACCCGCTCGTCGCTGTTCCGCCTGCTGTGTTGCTTGCTTGTGTTTCGTTGAAGAGAGCGAATTGTGGTGTCGTTGCTACTGCTTGCCATGCTGCACCGTCATAATATTGCGTTGTGTTGGTTGCCTCAATGTAAGCAAACTGACCTTCGGCAAGCACCTTTTCACCTGCACCACCAAACGCGGCATCGCGGGTTGTTGTAGTCGCAAAGACTGGAATGCCTGTGTTGATCTGCGTCATTTCCGCAGCTGTAAGAACCTGTCCAGCGGTAAAGGCTGGAACCTCAATTTGTGCGTTAACTCCCATAAGTGCTCCTTATCCTAAAACATTCTCTGCGTCGAGTGTGCCATACACCGCGTCATCCAAGATCAACTCGTAAACAATGGTTGTTGGCGCGGTTGAATAAAGCACCCTGTGGCCTGTGCTGAAGTCCAAATAATGCTCAATGCCTTCAACAGACAGTTCTTGCGCCAATTCGGTTGTGCCGGCACCGCTTGGAAATGTCTTTTCTACTGTGATCGTGTCGCCAATTTCAAGGGTTGCCAGAGTGTCCTTTTGTGCTGTTGTCAGCATTAAAAATGCGGTTTCCACGCTGGTGTACCGTGCCTCGGGTTCAGGGTTAAGCAGGTATGAAGCCGCGGTGTCAATTGATGGTTGCTCGTGTAGCAGGCTGTTGGTGATGCTGTTCGTTTGAATAAAATACGTCGCGATTGAGCCTGCGTCTGTTGCTGTTGCCGTGTTGCCATTTAGCCCTGTTACGACCACGCGGTTAACTACAGCGTCAGCCTCAAATGAGATGCCCACGCCGTTGTACTTGTATTCCGTGCCGTCATCATGGAAGTCGGCTACTGGCGCCGACAGGGTTTGACCGATGCGGTCTTGGAATGTGAGCACGCCTTCACGGGACATAAACAGGCGACCGAACTCGGCGGTGTCGTTGATTTGGGCAATGTATTGCAGCACGTTGGTTCCTGCCGGCACGGTGTAGGCCGCAGCATGTCCAAGATTTACGGTTCCTGTTGCGATGTTTCGAGAGCCTGCAGGGAAATCCACTTCTGGCAGGTCAAGCACGGTTTCAATGCGTTCGCCAGATGTTTCAGCGGTGACGTTTAATTCGTCCAAATAGGTTTGTGACAGCAAATAGAACTGGTCAGCGCAATACACCGTTACGGTGTCAAGACCGCCAAGCGCAAAGTTGTAGTCATAGTTCACTACATAACCCGAGTACAGCAACTCGGGCACATCGGTAGAGCTGTATCGAATCAGTTTAACTTCGCGCATTGGAGCAAGTCCAGGCTTGGATTCTGCGGTGGACCAGTATGGGCTGTTTTCGTCAAAAGGGTTGAAGATGCCGTCCACGTCTTGAATGGTGAACGTCATCGTGCCGGCGCTAAACGTGTCGCCTATGTCGCGTCTGCCGCGCTTCGCTGTGATGCTGACAGTTGAGTCCATGACGCTGGCGAACTCAGTCGTGCCGTCCAACACGTATGAAGTGTTATCTAAAACGCCTTTGAGCGCGTCATCTAAAACAAACGCGTCAACTTGAAACCCTGTAGCGATCTGCAGGTCATAGTTACCTGAATCAACTACAGCTGTGCCGGGCATTAGGCAATGTTCAGAGCCAACGGCCCTGCACTCCGTGAATAGGCGCGCAAAGCGTTGACCACGGCTTGACCGATTTCAGCGCTAGTCGAGAGTCCGCCTGTGACGTTTACGGTCACTCCCCCGCCAGTATTCATGCGATCTAATGGCACAACGGCTTCTGGGCCCGCTTCACCAATCAGGGCAAGAGTAGGGGAGTTGACAATGCCACCTTCGGCTAGACGTGGGATTTTCTTGGCAACCACAGCTGATGGTGCTTGACCGCCAAGTTGTGGCACAGGGATTGTTGGTGCTTTAGGGATGTCTGGTAGCAACGGGATTGAGTTGTAGGCGCTGATGATTGCGTTGACCGCGCCGATTGCAGCGTTGACCATGCCAGCAAAGAAGCCGATAACGGTATTGACGATTGCGTTGATGCCGTCACGGAACCACTCAAACTTGTTGTATGCGGCGACCAAAGCAACGATCAGCAACGCAACGCCTGCAGCGATCAGGCTAAATGGGTTAAGTGCCATAGCAATGTTGGTGACAACAATTGCAGCTGCGACCGCGCCAATGGCGGCTGCGATAGCCAAGAATGCTTTCGGGTTATCTTGAGCCCACATAGCAAACTTGTTAAGCACAGGTAACACAGCCTCGAGCACAGGCAACAGCGCTGCACCGATTGACTCTTTGGTTTCGCCAATAGAGTTTTTGAGGATTGCCATTTTCCCTGCAGCGGTTTCAGCATTCTTTGCTGTGGCACCGCCAAAGGTTCCACCTAGCACGTCCATGACTTCGTTGAGGCTTGCGCCTTCTTTGATCATGGTTGACATCTCTGGGCTCAATGATCGGAGCGCCTTAAAGTTGCCTTGGTAAGCCTTAGCCAATGCGTCAGCGACGCTGGCAGAATCCATGCCGGTGGCCGTGCTGATGTCCATGACAAGGTTCATGTCGT